AAGTTGCATAAAGGGAACGAAAGAAGCACTGCCAAGTATAACAATTTGAGTGAAAGATTTGTAGTTGAGTTTGAGTACTTGTCCTTCCAGATACTTCTGTTGATCATTTGCAGATGAGTCTTCATTGAGTTTTTGTCCATCTTTATAAATCTCGAATACATTAGGTTTGATACCACGAATGACCTGATAGTCTACGTTGGATATGGAAAATTCGATTTCGACTTTAGCATCCCTCTCATTCACACTGTTGATAAGTTGACTCTTACTTATCTTTCTGAACGGTTTACCGAACAAAGAAAAAGTCAAAGCATCAAGCAGGGTGCTCTTACCCGAACCATTGTTACCTACAATCAATGTATCCTTATGTGCATTGAGTGGGATAGTGGTGAAGTAATTTCCAGATGATAGAAAATTTTTGTATTTTATAGTTTTGAATTCAATCATCTTTTGGTGGTGGAGGAATAACTAAATCTTCTTTTCCTATTACAGTATATCTTGTTCCAGTTCTCTCACATGCAGCAATTGCTACACTGTCCTTTATCATAATTACGTTCATAGGTGGATCACCTTGTGCCTCTAGTTGCTCTGCATACCTGTAGGCATCATCTTTCTCCTCAAACATAAAGACCACCTTCTCACCGTATTCATTGACTACAGCGTATGCACCTTCTTGTGACATCCCTTTGACTGTGATTATGTGCATTCTATTGCTTCCGTATAAATTTCACTGATCACCTTCTTTATTCTAATTCTATCTAAGTCAGTGTCAAGTTCCTCTATGTACTTTGTAAGAAGTGTCATAGTATCTTCTGTCTGTTCAACAATCTCACCATCATACACTAAATGATCAGTTCTCTCCACTACTTTAACATCAACTGGTCTTGCCTTGTCTAGTGCTGTCATGAATCTATTATATTCTTTATCACTGCTCTTCTGTCTAACTACAACCTTGACAATCTTATCTGTATACTCAGCAAAATTTGTCAACTGTCTAGGTGTGTCACTATAGTTGATAACTTTATATAGTTGAAAGGGGTTGTTGATAGTTTTGAGTTTCAATGTCTCAGTATCATAGATATGAAATCCTCTCTTGTCATTGACATCATTCCAGAACATTTCATATGGATTGCCTAGGTAGTATATCGTACCATTGTTAGAACGAGTATGGAAGTGACCAGAGAAAACTTGTTTGAATTTATTATAACACTCGAAGTCTGCACCATGTTCCATAAGATGACCATGTGTAGCAGTAAAACCATTAAGTTCTAAGTGACCCATGGCAACCTTACACTTACTGTCCTGTATTTTACGATAGGTGTCTGCCTCGTTTTCTACATTGATCCAAGGTATAAAGAGTATATCTAAACCTCCTACGTTTATTTCTGTGCACTCAGTAACCACGGTAATATTATTGTACTCTCGTAGTAGTAAGTCGATTGTATTGAGGTCGTTAGTGTTTTTGTAGAAAGCAGTATGATTTCCGACAATACTAACCATACTAATGGAGCGAGAGCGAATAGGATCGAAATAATGTTTCTTCGCCCAATCCAAAGAATATGAATCAATACCTTTACGGTTGTCAAAAGTGTCACCAAGGTCGAGAATAGTTGTAATACCTTCTCTTTCAAGTGCTGGAAAGAAAATCTCCTCATAGAACTTTAGGAAGTAGTCGTGATATAACTTTGATCCTTTCTTGAATCCAAAGTGTTGATCAGTTATAATAGCAACCTTCATCTCTTTGTGGTGCTGCTTTTTGTTCTGTTGATTATAACAATAAATCTATCTGCTGCAAACGTACCTGCAAGATTAACATCTATCTCGTCACCATCCTCCCAATTAATATCACCATTTTTTTTAGTATGGTTCATTGCTTCTTGGATTTGATCAATTACTTCTTGTGTTAGTTTCATCTATTATTGTTCCTATACTGTATGGCATCCTTGATCTGATTATACTCAGAGGACTTTTCACTTTGGTCTGCAGTCATGACTTCATCAAACCCAGATCTTTCTATAATTTTTTGTCTTATTTCTAATTGTTTCTTTTCTTTCTGTATCCTACGTAGGAAAGCATAGTGTATAATCTGAGTGAAGTATGCAAAAGGATTAGTAGACTTCTCAGGATTGAAGTTGTTTATGTACTGTACGCAATTCTCTATACCATCACAAACCATATCGTCCTTGAACATATAGTTTACAAAGTTTGGTTTATATGACAGGTGTGTAGCAATTTTTAGAAAACACTCACCAATGTAACGGGGTATCACAGGTTTAGGTAACCCTGCCTCTTCTGCATCCTTTATGTCTTTCTTATATGCAACGATAGCATACAGAAACTCTTTGTTATTGACATAATGTTCAGATCTTTTTCTTGCCATTTATGTTCTTTTGTATATGAATATTATAGCACTACTTGACAAGGTTGGCAAATACCGTTACACTAACAGTGTCGCTGTTCAAACGGGGAGCTATAAGTCCTTTTTAGGTTCTTTAGAGGCAGAGTCTGATTTGTATAACTTTTCTATAATTTCTCTTGCGTTGTCTACTGAGTTTATATATCCCATACTTCTATCAATATCAGGGTGTGTACGCTTGAATCCACCTTCAACTATATTAGTATAAGTTTTGATTACTAAATCATCTTTGATTTCAGATAGAGTAATAACTTTGTCTAGATTTAATATGAATACATCTTCTTCTGACATTTTTATCCAAGGTTCAAACTTGTATCCCAAAGGGATACTCGCACCTGCGGTGCGAACTTCTGAACACACGACAGGATTGTCAATTATTATTTGTTCTTCCTCTGATGAATAATCTACGATAACCTTGGTTAGTATTTCTTCACCACTGCAAAGTTTGACCGTTGCGATGAACTCATCATACGGTTCTTTATTGTCTTCAGATTTTGATCTGAATAATTTCATAACTAAATTTCTCCTCGTTGTAGTACTTTATGCGTTCAATCAAATGATTCAAAGTATAGTTTTGTTTCGATCCTTTCTTACAATCATCCGCTATGTCATATAGAGTTGCATTCAATTTATCTTTACTCTTTCTAAGAACTCTACCTATAGACTGTAGTGTTCTGATCCTAGACTTACTAGGAGAAGCGAAGATAACATTGTGTAGATTTTTTATGTTGATACCTGTAGAGAATGTACCGAAAGATGCAATTATGATTGCGTCATTCTGTTCTTCAGTAATTTGTCTTACTGATTCTCTCTCCTCAACATCTACTCCACCGTGAACAAAGAAAATTTTTCGTTCATTTGTATTTATTAGATCATATAAGACCTCTCCATGGGTGGCAACCCTACTGTATAGTATCAGTGTGTTACCTTTCAAGTCCCAGCTTAGGTTCTTGATAAATTTATTTCTTTTTTCGTGTCCAATAAGATATTGCACTTCATCCTCATAGGTGTCAAACACTTGAGGTTCATGCTTGAGTAGCAGTACTTTGATGTTAAGTGTTGCTAGATAACCTTTCTCCTGTAACTCTTTAGTATTGACGATTTTATAAGAGGGTCCGAATAGACCTTCAAGTACCCACTTATGAGTTTGTGTACCATCAAGCGTACCTGTGAAACCATACCTGTATTTTGTGTCATAGAGTTTAGTCATGATGCTTACTAATGATTTAGACTTAAACTGATGTGCCTCATCTCCAATGACTACATCAAACCTATTGAACCAGTCTTTAGGTAACTTGTATATTGATTGCCATGTAGATATAATAACTGGGTGTTTACTCATCAGATCTTTTCCAGCATATATCTTATGACATATGTCTTTGACGTTCCATCCATAATCTACAAAGTCCTTATACATCTGTTCTACAAGAGAAGTGGTAGGAACAACAATAAGAGTTGACCTTTGATTTTCCATGTGGTATCGTGTAATAGCATAGATCATCAGGGATTTACCAGACCCAGTGGGTGATATAATTAGTCTACGATTTTTTTGTAATGCATCAGTCACACCCTCAACCTGATAATCACGAGGTTTGTATTTCGAGATTCCCGTTAGGTAATCCTTTACTCCCTCATGAGAGATTGATTCCGTCTCTTGGTAGGGCAAACCATAAAATTTGGAGTTCTCAAATTCATACTCGTAATTGTATCGTTGACAAAATACAACTATCTTATCAAGAAGACCTACGTATATCTCCCTCTTCTGCAAATTAAAAAGTCTTATCTTTCCATCCCAGTACTTACTACGATACTGTGGCATAAATTTGGCACCAGGCACATCGAATGTAAATTCGTCCTGTAACTCATATCCTATATGAGGATCACAATCTATCTGTAAATATACTTCATTCTTCTTTCTAAGTACAAGATCAGCCATAACCAGAAGAGAACCGTCGCCATTCAATTGCATTCTTTATCTGATAGGTTCTGTTGGATACCTGCCTGAGTATCTCTTCAAGATACTTCAGCATGGTGTCGTAGTATTCAATCTTTAGTTTGACCTTACTCAGTTTTTGATCTGAGTCGAGATATAACTTGAGGTCATCTTTGTCTCTGACCTTGTAAGGAAAGGGTTCTTGAGCATATATGTCTGCTGTTGCTTTCCCTGTGTAATACTTACGTCTATCTAATAGAGAACTAGAATATACTTGCTCATCACGCTTACGCATGAGCAGTATCGTATTATATAGGTTGTAATACTTGGCGTGTAACTGTGGTATTTTTAGTGACTCACTATCCAATTCATCTTGATTCATCTGCGAATCTTTGTTCCACATCTCCTGTATGGTTTCAAGAGAGAGGGGACTAGACTTTCTTTCCATTTACGTCAATCACATCAAAAATAGTATAGCGGAAAGATGCTGTAGCAGTATAGTATGTTTGCTGTTCCTGTGTAGCATCAAAAGGAACTGCACTCAAAGATACTGGAAACACATCCTTAAATTTTATTTTGACACTAGGGTTGTAATCACTATTCAATATCATAAGAGTAGCGTCAGATCTCTCATTGAATGCATCACCAGATCTAGGTTGTTCTGGAAGTAGTCTATCAGTATCTTTGAGTTCACTAAACTGAGATAATGATTCTGGATAACCAAGTGATGTGATCCACTGATACAATTGAAGATAATTTTCCATATCTTCATCCACCATGAAAGTTATATTAAGATCACCATACTGTAACTTATCACCTGGTAGTGGTATATCTCTGAGGTAATTACTTTGTACAGCTGTGCCCAGTGTAACCTCAGGTATATTTGCAGTGTTGCAGTAGAAATCTACTTTCGGACATCTGTTCAATAAAAATTTAAACCCAACAACAGATAAGAAGTTTCTGTTAGAAACCTCTTGATATGTGCTAGGGTGAACAGACTTTCTTGTTGGCATTACTTACGTCTCAGTGTTGACAGATATTCTAATACATTTTCACGAACCCACATAAGTTCATTATAACAACCTTGGTTGTGTGCACACCCCCTCAGTTTGGAATCGGGTGCAATAACAGACTCTATGAAGATATCTAGACCACGATTCCACTTTACATCCTGTGACTCATGTGAATCAATTTTTAATTTATCGTTCATAATCAGTGGTACTACCATATTTATCATAGCATAAAAAAAGGACTGCGTTGCAGTCCGTTATACTATAGTGGTAGTTGTCCTTGAGATTGTGCTGTCCCTAGTGGTCTAACAAATCTTGAGACTAAGTAACCGCATTGACCTCTTGGGTCACTTTTGATTGCTTGTGTTTTATACTGTCCTTTGTATCTTTGAGGAACAGTTGGTCTTTTTTTGCCTTGAGCGAACTCTTCTGGACCTACAGGTACAAAGAAACCTTGGCCAGGTGGACAAGTATCCCACCTTATGTCAACACTTTTGGTGTTTTTGCTATATGGTTGGAACTGAGCAAGCACTTTTTGGTCACTCAAGTCAACAAAACCATAGTCTGAATGACTCATTGCCATTAGTTTTTTATTGATCATGTGCTTATTATATATCAAAGAGAAACAAAAAGCAAGCAAAAACAACCAAAAGTGTGTAAAGATATTAGGAAATCTTTACAAAATATCCCTTCCCATAAAAAAAAGACCCCCGTGAGGGAGTCTTTTTGATTCTCGACAGAAGTTTGAATTACATTAGGTTTGTAACTTTTACTCTTCTGTAGTATCTGTTGGAAGAAGCAGTGATTCTACCAAGACCTTGAGTTGTACCTTCAGCGAATGGGTTTGCTACCATACCATATCTGGTCTTGAAACCAATCTTTGGCTGGAAGGTGTCTTGTCCAACTGCTCTTACCATTTGTAGAGGAACATATGGGCAATAGAATAAACCAGCGTCATAAGGAGATGTACCTTTGTAACCCATAACGTAGTACTGGTTAGCGTCTAAGTTAGCAGCGAATGGATCGATGTAAACTTTGTATCTACCGTTTAATGTACCAGCGAATGTGTTACCTGTGTCATCAACCTGAAGGTTGCTGTTTAGTGCAGGTGTATAGTCTAACTGACCTGCTGCTGTAAGAGCTGATGCTACGTCTGCAGAACATAGGATGATGTTACCCTTTCCACGACGAGTTCTTTGTGCGATTGCGTTTGCATCTCTCTCTAGCTGGAAGATCATACCTTTGAACTTCTCAACCATCCATCTTCCGTTTGAGTCAGTGTCTAAGTC